TAATTTTTTTTTTTTTCTTTTTATATATTATAAAAAATGTTTAAGAGCAATCCCGATGGTAGCTATGTCCCGACTAAATCCGTGTCGGTAAAACCCGAGAGCCAGATAGATTATGGCCCAAACGAACAGTTTAAGTTTTTATTGCCTCAATTTTTAGGCTTTATGGATACTAATGAAAGTTATATGCAATTCGATTTACAGATGCAAGGTATAGGTTATGCTAGACCAGACCCGAAAGCCGCGGCCCATGCTCTCTTCAGGAGATTTAGACTTATGGATGGTGCAGGTATGGCAACTTTAGAAGAGGTTGAAGCTTATAATGTATTACAGGCTAACCTTATGGAGATGAACTCTAATAATGCTATTAGAGAAAATCGTGGGCAATTTATGGGTAGAAGTGCTAATGCTAATCCTGCACATCAGTTATATTACTCACCTTTAGGAGATTGGACTGCCGGCACTATTACATCTAACCCTGCTCCACTTAAGGTTAAAGTTAATGTGGCACTTAACTCAGGTATTCTTTCTTCAGGTAAAGTTTTTCCTTTACAGGCAGCGAGAGGCCTAAGATTAGAGGTTGATACAGAAGACCAACAAGTTGCCCTTTTTACTCCTTCTGCTTTACAAAGAGGAGTTAATATTATTAATGCCTTTCAAACCGATAGAGAAAAAGGCCCATCGGCAGCGGCCGCGGCAAATAAAGATGAAAAGGCAGCCATTGATAGCACTTTTACTATGGGTGTTAAAGCAAATGCCGATAATATCCCTGCTAACAATGGAGAGCCAGATACCAAACCAAATCCGTATATGATTGGTGATATGTTATATATTGCTAAGGCAGATGAGACGGCCGAAGAGACTTTAGGTGTTATTACGGCATTTAGTAAAGATGGCTCCAGTAATGGACTTCTTATTACTTATATACCAAATAGAGCTAATGCTACAGGCCTTGCAACTGATTTTCCAGCAGATAGTCTTATATATGCTAAAACCGCTGATAGAGTTAGAGTTTTAACTTATCCAGATGTGCCTGCTACATCTGCCGCAGGTGTGGCAATAAATAGTATTGGTGCCGTTAATTATAATATTAGTGATTTAGAATATGTTATATCTCAGGTAAGTCCCCCTCCTGCTTATGTAAGTAGAATGATGAGCCAACTTAACTCCTCTCAAGGGCTTAATTTAGATGTTAAGAGTTATACATTATATAGAAACAATGTATTCGATGCTAATGGTATATCTCAAATGTTAATTCCTGCCCGTGAAACCCGTGCTTATTCGATATTATCTTACCCGAATTTAGTAAGAAGCTCAGATGTTTTCCAAAGTGATTTAACAACTTCTTTCGATGGTGCAGGTAATTATAACTATGTAATTGGTGGTAAATTAGTGCCTGATAGAAAAGTAAGTCTTAAAAGGTATTCTCAAACACCCGAAAAGAGTGAGGCATTACATCTTATAGAAACCGAAAAGGCAGTAAGTAATTGTGGCAATCCAGTAAGAGAATTAAGAAATCTATGGCAGAGGGCTATGGTTGGTAGAGCATTCTCTAAGTATGGGCAAGTTTTTAATACAGCCAAACAGGATTTACAGTTAAGGATTGATTATGATAGCTCATCAGCGGCTAAGTTAGTGCATAATTATATTTGCCACTTAAGAAGAATTAGAATGAGTAATGAAAATGTCGAAGTTATTGTTTAAATTTTTTATTTAATAAATTTAATTAAAATTATAATTAAATTTTTTTTTTCTATGCTTATAATAAATATGAGTAGTTCAGCATCTTCAATTACTAAGCGTGAGAAAGTAGAAGTTTTGCCATTAAATCCGCCAGGCAACAATACATACAGTTTTAAGCGTGGTAATCCAATTGTTAATTTTCAAATTGCCTCTCAAGATAAATTACTTTTAGGCTCTACATTAAGGTTAAATGGCACAATACAGGTGCAAACATCTGCAGGTGTATTAGTTAATAATAACGATAATAAAGGAGGAGGAGCAACAGAAGTCCGTATTAATGAAAGGGTTGGCGTTCATTCTTGCCTTAACCAAATTACTTTTAGTAATGCTAATAACCAAACAATAGAGCAAGTAAGACAGTATGGTAGATATTTAGCTACCGTATTACCTCTTACTCATTCTGCTCCTGATTTTAATACCAACTTACAGATGAAATCTCTTAACAGTAATAAAAATATACTTACAGGCAATTTAATTAATAACAATGCTCAATTTAGTATGCCTATTATGACTGGCTTTTTAAATGCTGGTATGCCTATTCCTTTAGGGCTTAATGGTGTTAATGGTATTAATCTTCAATTCGAATTAGCACCCGATAACTTCGTATTAAGTGGTGGTAATGCAAGTGATGGCACAGGAGCAGAGTATTTACTTAAGGATTTAAGTATTACATATGACCTTTTAGTCCCCGATGCTAAAGGAGTGGCCGCTATGGCTTCAGGTGGTAGTGGTATGATGGCATATAACTCTATCCAACACTTATATAGTGTTATTAACTCAAGTGAAAATACACAATCATTTAATATTGGCACTGCTAATACATTAGGCATCTTTCATAACTTTATTCCAACTACAGAAATTAATAATTATGCCAGTGATAGTCTTTCTACCAATCCATTACAGAATAGTGCAGGTGGAGGTGCTTTTAGTGCGGCTCAATTACAGGAGGTAGATTTTATTAAGGCAGGAGTTAAATATCCACTTAATTATACTATTGATAACAGGACGGGGGCAGAAAACAATACACCATCCACTCAAGTAGAAAGAAACCTTATTAACTCAGTAAAACCTTTTAATAAGTCTAACCATATACTTATGGGTAATACTACTAACTTAAGCAAACCCGATGCTATCTTCTTTAAGTTAAATCAGGATGTAGGAGGGCACAGACAGACAGACCAAGATAGTGCCTTTGGAGTTGGTATTGCATTCGATAACTTAAGTAAGCAAGGTGTTAATTATAAAAACAGTAATTATGCCGTAAGACTAAAATCTACATTAGACGGCCTTTCCCCGAATGCTATGTATTCTTATGTTATATCGAAAAATACTCTTATGTGGAGCCCTCAAGGCTTACAGGTTGTCTCATAAAACTTTTTTTTTCGTAAATATTATAAATTTTTAATTAATTTAATTAAGAATTTATTTTTTTTTTCTTGCCATATAATAAATATGAGTAAGAGTAATGCTATGATTAACTTGCCTGATGCTTTGAAGACTAAGCCGTTGGCCACCATATCGACGATGAATGTTGAAACTAATATATTAGACCCGATTACATTTAGTAATAATAGTTGCCTATTTGTATTACAGAATAAAGGTATATTGGATGCTGGTAGTAGAATTACCTTTAGCGTGACTTCCACGGCCGCTGCCAGTGAGAAAATGTTTTTATATGGTAAAACAGGTATTGCATCCCTTATTGAAAGAGCCGTATTAAGAGTAGGCAGTAATATCGTTGCCGAAACGAATGGCTTTAATCATTATGAAACTATAAGAAAGCAATTTAAAACTCAAGAAGAACTATTACAGAAGGATAGTGTTAAATGTGGCTATTGGGCTTCAGGTATGGCTAATTCCAGTGCAGGCAGAGTGGCTTATAATGCAGGAGTAGATAATTCTTTAGGCGTAGCAAATGCAACTCAATACAGGGCCTACGAAATAACTAATGATGAAAGCACAACGGCAGTTTTCTCTATAGGTTTAAGTGAATTATTCCCGATGATGTTTTCAGTCCAATTACCTCTATTTGTTATGGCTCAACCCGTAAGTATTGAACTTACATTTACAACTCAAGGGGCTTCAGGTAGTGCAATTGCAGGGGCAGATAGCACAGTAGGAGGCACAGATAAAGCCGTAGTGCCAAATAAGATTAATTGCCAGTTTTTAAGTGATACATTAACTTATGATGATGGTAGAATGATGGAGACTGCTAAGATTGTTGCCAGTGATAACGGGCTTACATACCCTTATGAAGATGTAGTATTAACTGAGGCAACAATACCAGCGGTTGCAGACCCTGGCGCAGGACTAAAAACAGACCAAGAAGTAGTTAGAGATGTAGGCCTTACGGGGCAATCGGTAAGAACCTTATTGGTGGCAGATACCGATGCGGCAGCGGATAATATATTAGGGCCTTATGTAAGTAGTGCCTTTGTAGCGCCAGATAGTTTTAACTTAGTAGTAAATGATGAAGTTATATACAATCGTCCCGTTGTTAATGAATGTAGAAGGCAGAATGAATTAAGCCAAGTATTTAATACAGACATTAATGTAAGTCAATGTGAATTCTCTTTTAATAGTGCAATTCCATCGGCTGGCCCTTACACTATCAATAATCCACTGATAGATGCCACTGCCACCTTTGAAGGCCATAACCAAAACACCGTGCAAGGTAAGAACCATTATAACGGCATTAATCTCTCAACCAGTCCCTTTAACGAGTGGGGTAGTGGTATAGAGATTGGGCAAAAACCCTTAAGACTTAACAGAACCTTACCAAGAGGACATACTGATTTTGGCCAAAGAAATATGAAGGTTTGGGCTATGTGTGAGAAGGCATTTAACCTTAAGAATGGGGTAGTTAGCGTGACTGCCTAATTAAGGTATTAATTTAGAATTTAACCGTAAGACACGAAGACATTAAACCTCCTCCCTTTTTATAATATTTTCGTTGATTAGGTATTATTAAGCATTGAACTTAATAATACTTATTTTTTGTCTTTTTGTCTAAAAATAAGAATAAATATTTAAGATAAAAATATTGTTATATATAAATAGTATGGCAACCAGAACAATCATAATAGAGGCAAACAGACAACAGGCAACTCAATTACCAGTTGATATAACCCCTTTACAATTGGCACAAGAAGATACACCGAATAGATGGACTAATAATATACCAGAAGGCATACCAATTGAAGTCGGTGATACAATACAAGTAGAGGCATGCACTATTAATGCTAAAGGTGATAGTGAAGCAATGATTGAATTTTTAGGTGAAGAGGGCATTAATACAGAGAAAGGTAATACTTTCTTAGATAATAGAGTAGAATTAGAATATGCCTTTTATATGAATAATAATTGGATATATAACTTAGCCTTACCAAAAATACAGGCAAGATTTTATAACGGTTTTAATGAGGCAGGCACTGCATTGGCTACGAATGTAGCTACACCTGGCTATGGGGCTAATAGTGCCTTTACCTTTTACGGTAGTCCTGCCTTATATGATAGTATTAGTAATAATAATGCCTCTAATGAAGTATATAATATGAGTGCTCCATATAGTAATTTAGAAGGCTTCCCTGGCGCTACTAAAAATAAAACTACCAGACCAACTCAGGCAAAGTTATATATGATGAATAACTATGCAGGATGGTTTAATGCTAATCAGGGCAAACCTCAAACGCCAGCGGCAGATTTAATAACGGGTATTCCTGAAAAGGTAGTAGGTGTGCCATATCCCTTATTTAAGGGTGTATTGGCAGATTTAACCCCTTTATTAGATGAATTTAATAATGGTGAATTAATGAAAAATACCATAACATTAAGGGTTGGTAAAGGGTTTAATTCGACTTCTTCGGTAGGTGAGCAAATTACTTCTCAATTACAACAGAAAGATATAACTACGGGTAATATAAGCCCAGGCGTATTTATACAATTTACCGATAATACAGGCACTAATTTAAATAACTTTTCTGCAAGCCCAGGCTTATCTCAACCAACATATAAGACTATCCCTGCAGGGCCAGGGCTTATTAATTATTATTTACGAGCCGGTATGAAAACTACGGGCAATGAACCTGAAGTCTCTTCTTTGGCAGAGATGGGTAATGGCACTGATACTACTTATGTTGCTTTCTTAGGCAATATATTTAATAATAATATTATGTGTGATAACCCGAATAGGTTATTATGGGGGGCAAACTTATGCACGGCACGATTAGGTGTATGTAGTAGTTTTCAGGGTGGCGTATTTACAACTAAATCTGGCTCTACTATGACGATTACTTCGTGGATTAGTAATGTAAATGGCTTAGATAATACTACAAGGGCAAATCCGTCTTTTCCAGACTTACCTTTTATTACCTTATTTGCTAATAGGCAATTTGTAGAACCCTCAGTAGCCAAAGAAGGTTTATATGTGCCTACTGATGCTATAACCGATGTAGTATTTAATTATAAAGAACCAGTATTTTATACGGGTTATAGAGATAACCAAAACTTGCCTTCTCCTCCTGATTTGTTAAATGATGCAACACAGAATACATTTAACGAAGGTTGTTTTGTTGCCTTAGATACTCATTATAATCCCCGTATTGATTGTGGCAGATTTGGTTTAAATATGGTAAGTATTAATGATACATTCGCAGGTGCTAATATGTTTTATATTAATGGTGCCAGTGCAGGGTTTAATAGAACTGCTACTGAGAATGATAAAATATATATAAAATGTGGTAGATATACTATATTATGCACTAATATATTTTACAATGAAAGAGGTTTTCAACAATTAACGGGTTATGGCCCAGAAGACTTTGCCTCAGGGCGAGACGAACAAGGTGTTTTTCTACCACAGTCCCCCGATACATTTGGTAAGTGGCATAGCAATGAGCAATATCCAACAGGGCAAGGAGTAGGGCAATTTGTAGGAGCAAATAGTTTAAATGTAAGTGATAGGGCAACTAATCCATTTGTAAATAATGATAATTTAGCTAAACAGGCATATATGACCTTAGATGTAGGTAGATATGATGATGGCCTAACTCAAGAAAGTGCATCGAGTGGCTATGAAAATAATAGGATTAGTATGGGTTTAGTGCCTAAGGCCGCATTCTTAGCAGAAGGAGACCAAGACCCGACCACCGTAAGAGACTATAACCAAAATAGAGTGCCTGATACAATAAGAGTATTTAGTAGATGGCGTGAAGTATATGATTTATATAAGTCCCCTGACCCTGCTAATCCACCTGTAATTAATGATACTATGGCAGAAGACTTTATACATATACAGCAGTATTTTAATGATACTTCTACCGTTAATGTTAATTGCGACTTAAGTAGAAAATATAATGTAGCGGCAATACCTTGCTTCCAGACTGATACACAGGATGCCCTTACAATGAGTGCCGCTGTTATTGGTTTATTAATATATGATGATATGGATGTGCCGAGTGTTATGGCCGGTTTAGATGCTTCAGGCAATAATAAGCCAGGTGCTACAGCCACACAGGCATTTATGAGAGGCAGTTATATTGGCTTTGACCCCTCATTATCGAGAATGAATTACTCATTGCCTATTAACTTCCAGAAGAGAGGTGATTTATATACTGATACTGGCGCTGATGAAGGTAAATATCCAACTTCTACTACTGATGATGCTTATTTACCATATTGTTATATTGGAGCAAATAACCCCGTATTAAATTTTGATGATACGCAATCGAGATTTAGTTTTAAGAATTTTCATTTAGATTTAATGGAGGGTGAGAATTACCCGATTACCGCACCAAAAACAGGGCAAGGCCCTCCTGTGCCTATTGCTAATACTCAGGCATCTCAAGTTATTATATCGGTTAATAACTCATTATGTAATTATCTAAGTAGCCAAAATCCTTCCTCTACTACTGAAGGCACTGCAGACGGAGATAGATATTTACCTGCCACCAATATTAAATTTGGGCAGTTTAGTAATGATGGCTTTTGTAGTGCTCAATGTGGTATTGGTATAACAGGTATGAGTTTATTTAATAAAGAGATGTTTGAAGAAGGAGCATTAGTAGTTGGTAATACATTTTTAAAACCAGTAGAGATATATAATTATTATCCAGTCTCTTACTTAGGCACTTTATTCGATAAATTAGGTTTTGAATTACAACAATTCTTACCGTGGGTAGGCAATAATGATATAGTATATAACAGAGGCAACCAGAAGTTATTTAATAAGTTAGATGTAAATTTAGGTTTAGGGCAATTAAGAACCTTATTACCTGCCACTACTAATGCTTATTATTCTGCTACTGAGATGCCCTTTTTAGTGACGCAGAGTAGAGGTTTTCCAATTAATAATAATGGTGGCATACCGAATGGAGTTGTTGCTAAGACTAATGCCGTAAGTGATGAGATTATAGCCAATAACTTGCCCCAAAAATTAGATTACCCTTATTTAGTAGTATATAGTAGTATAGCAGAGAATAGTGATTTTTATGGTGGTAAAGGTGGTAATAGTAGATTACCCGCTGTAGCATATATAACCCGTAATTATGCCCAAGGTGATTTCTTTTATTCGTTTGCTACAACTTGGCAATATACCGCTGATAGAAGTTTTATTATTACTGATATAACAAGTGATATACGAATGCCTAATGGTAGTCCTGCACCCTTAGATAGGCAATCTTCAATCATATATAAAATAACAAAACCGTTAGTAAGTGCCAATCCAGTCGAAGACACGAAGACAAAAAATACACCCTCTAAATAAGTTTTGAGCTTAGTTAGTGGTTGATTGAAAATATAAATTATAATAAGAGATTTTATGTCTTTATGTCTCATACAAAAACGAAAATTAAATAAAGTATTTATTTTTTTAAAAAATTGATTTATATTTTCTAGCTAAAAATATAAATAAATTAGTATGTCTAAATCTCATAGAACCCCGAATACCCGTGATACTGGCATCCAGCATAAAAATTATATTGGTGATATGGTAGTATATAAAACAATAGATTATAAGAGATATAAATGTGGCTTCTCTAACTGTGATTTAGATATAACTGATGATTTTTCGGCCCCTCCATTCGTCCATTCTAATTCTGCCGAACCTTACCCTTTTCGATGCTGTGGCCTCTGTAATGTAAGAAAGGTAATACCTCTTCGTATGCTACAATCTCATCTTGCTAAAAATCCAATTACTTCTTCTTCTCCTTCTCCTGCTTAGTGTCGTCGTATGCCAATCTACTACCAGGCATCTTACCTTTCCTTGCATTACCTTTCTTTGTAGTTTTACTTGCACTACCCCTTGCTGAGGCACCTTTCTTCTTATAAGAAGGCCCTGCTTTCTTAAGTGCTTCGTTATACTTAATATTATTCTTCTTAGCATATGCTTTCACGTGCTCAATCCAAGAACTAGCCATTTATTATATAGTAAGAAAAAAAAAATATATTATTTAATTTAATTAACTTTTTTTATTAGTAATCTCTATCATCATTTTCATATGTAATATTCATAATAAGTTGCCCATAAGATACTTTATGAGGCCCCCAATAGAAGTCTTTATATAGCTCATCTATAGTAGTGGCACCTCCATCTGCGATTTGCTCAGCGGCATATTCTTCGAACTTAAGTCCTCTATTAATTATATCAAGACATTCTTTCATATTGGCTTTAACTTTATCCATTTTGCTATATTACTTAAAATATAACAAAAAAAAGAATTCAATTTTTATTTTAAACTTTTTTATATAATTCCTGTTGCTCTACAGAATGCCCCATCTTATCGGCTAATTCCTGTTTTTCTTTAAGTGCAGGGCCACCAATCTTTTCTGTAATAAAAATATGCCTAAGCATAGTAGAACTAATATTACTCTTACCTGTAGGCTCGAATACCTTATTTAAATACTTTGTTAATCCGTTAGATGTAATTGGTTTTCTTTGACTATTAAGAATTAAATGCCCACTCTTATTAATTCTTAACCATACATTCATTACACTATTTAACTGTTTGCCTAAATCTATTCTCTTAGTGTCGTATTTTTTATCAGTCTTATATTGGCCTAATGAAAAGAATTTTTTATTACGGCTCATTACCACTAAGTAATTACCTTTCTTTAAATCTGCCTCAGTCATATCATCATACTTACTTTTACTTATTACTTCCATAATATAATCATTACGGAGAGGGGGGTTTTCATCTAATATATATAAAGATGCCACTACCCATTTCTGTATTAAGTTAAATTCTTTATTAGTTAATTTATCAGGCTCTTTCCTTAATAAGTCTCTTTCCATAATCTCTCTCTTATAACCATTCATTACCTTACGAAGTTTTTTAAGACTTACCCAATTCTTACTTTCCTTTTCACTCTTAGTTTGCTCCTCTACTTCTTCTTTATATGCCTTAGCAACTCCATCTAAAAACTCTCTGTATTGTTTTACTTCTGTCTCATACTTCTTACCCTGAGAACTTAATGCCACAATGATGGCTGCTGTATAGTTTTTTTTAGTAGATTGCTTCATATCATCCAATACTCCTATAACTTTTTTCTCATCCTTTAACCAATCTAAGTTTTTCATTTCTTTATCACCTTCAATTCTTTCGTATAATCGTTTAATCGATATAAGATATGCCCGTAATGAGTTAGGCTTAATATTACGGCTCTCTTCAATGTCTTTACGCAATGCATCCATTTTATATATATCTTATATTTTTTAAATTAAAATATAACATAAATCTTAAATTATTTATTCTTTATTTATTTTTACAATGTATAAGTCTAAAATATACTGAGTTAATCGTAATAAATGATAGGCACCAAAGTTTTCGGTTTTAATTACATTCTTTACCAATTCGAAGTTATCTTTATGGGCATTATCCAATACCATACTTAAGTTAAGTTTTTTCTTTACCCAATCCGTTAATACTTCATCTTTAACCTGAGTTATATGATTGGGCCAAGATGAAAACATTGCCGTCCATTCATTACTGGCGGCTGAGGTTATTATTTCGTAATCGTGGCATAATAATGGATGCTCCTTATATGCTTTAATAAATACTCTAAAATCGTA